GAGCGGACTCAGCAATCGGTGAAGCAATGGGGAACAGTGGTATGGCGTCCCGGTGAGGATATTAAAACCCTCACCTCGGGCAACATTGATAAGGTTGCTCGCAAACTTGTCCTCGGTCTAGATAAATCTCAGATCGATGAAAATGTTTGGAATGCTCTACCATGGACGTGGATGATCGATTATTTTACTAATCTCGGCGATCTTGTTGCCGGGAATAATAATCGAATCGCACATTCTGGGCGCATTAACATAATGACGCACAAGAAAGCCGTCAGAACAGTCACAGTCGTATCTAATACGACTGGGGCATCTCTGTCAGGCTCGTCCACAAGTACTTATGAACACAAGACCAGAGATCCTGGTCATGTGTTTCCTTCGCTAGATGCTGCCTTCCTTAGTGGTAGGCAGTTCGGAATCCTGGGGTCGCTTTCGGTCCTTAAGGCCCGAAAGTAACCAAAGGATACACACCATGTCTCTCCCTGATCCACTCACGATGAACACGATTGTTTACAACCGTGTTAATCAGGATAACTTCGGCTCGGAGTACTTCTATCGCACTGCGATAGATGAACGCCGGCTCTTCATCACTCATACCAATGAAAAGAAATTGGTGAATGGTGAAGTGATGGAACGCCACGCGGTTAAGTATACGAAACTTGTTTTCGCTACTGAGACCGACGAGGCAGACTATTCCGAAGTTTCGTTCTCTCTTCGGTTTCAGAAATCCAATTGGGAAGAAGCGGGCGCGAGCTCGCTTCATATCATTCGGCTTCTGACCGACGAGCAGACCATTACCAGCACAGACTTTGTGACGGCATTGGCCAGCTGGCAGTCCTAAGGGACTGCAGAACGTGTGGATCACCCGTATTGACCGTTGATCGCTTCAACCCCTAGTAGGAGTTAATTCGATGAAAAGCAATGCAGGTGTGCTTCGCGTTTATGCTGGAATGTTAAGTGACATTTCAGCTAACATCGAAGGCCTAGAAGTAGATGTGTCTCGCGATTATGTGAGACTCAGCATGCTCTTAAATGCAAGGGGCATCAATCTCGTTTTGATTGATTTTCCCGATGTTCTCAAGTGGCTCGATGAGTCACTCAAGAACGGCGAACTATCCATCTCGGGACTCCCGACTACGTCGGGAATTTCAAGAAGGAGTCCAGTCCCTAAACTCTTTAGGGGGCTGTATCTTCGCATATTTGCTAAGAGCGGTGAAATGCTGGAAGATCCTGATCCAACAAGTATCTTTTATCTAAGGCAGCTTTTAGCCTTGTTTAAGAAATACAAGAAGGATTGCAAAGATGACTACACCCTCAAAGAGGTTGGAGCCTTCTATGAAACGGATCTCACGCTCCAAAGGTCTCGGCTCGACTTTGATCGAGCTGGGACGTTTCCTGAAACGACCCCCGAAGAACTCAAGTTATGTTCGATGGGGGACCGGAATCGGGATTGGAGCAGTAGCACTGCAACAGCTGATCACGTTGTTCAGCTGATCTTCGATCGTGCGGTATCTGATCTTCAGTTACCTACGGTTGAAGAAAGTGCTATCCATCGCCACGGGCCTGGTGCAGTAAGTATTAAGGTTCCTGATCACTCTTGGAAATACCATTTCCATCAGTGGCCGGAATCCCTCAATGCCTACTTTCCAATGGAGGATCACGCTATTTCGAACTATTCGGAATGGCGCGAGCTTCAGCATCTTGATACTCACAATTCGGTTTATAGCCGATTGTGCAAGGTGCCGAAAACCGCCAGAGGACCGCGACTAATTGCTGCGGAGCCTGTTGCACACCAATGGTGTCAGCAAGCACTTCGTGATAAACTTGAGAAAATGGTCCGGGGAAGTTTTCTTTCCCGTTGCATTGACTTTCGTAGTCAAGAAGAAAATCAAAGGTTAGCTTTAAGCTCCAGTAAAACTGGGGCCTACGCTACCATTGATCTTTCCGCTGCGTCCGACAGGGTTGGCCTGAAGCTAGTAGAGAGTGTATTTCGCAAGAATATACCCTTTCTACAGCGACTTGCTGTCTCCCGGTCGCGATATGTCTATCAAGACATATCAAGTGATTTTCCTATGATACATAAACTAAGGAAGTTTAGTACCATGGGTAGCGCGTGCACCTTCCCTATACAGAGTATTATTTTCGCTTGCATTAGCATCGGAGCCATTCTAGTCAAAGAAGGCAAAGAAGCTACTGTCAAAGCTGTAAATAATGCAGCTGATAGGGTTCAGGTATTTGGAGACGACATAGTTGTCCCAAATTCCTGTTACGATGCCGTCACGGAGTTGCTAGAAAGATATGGGATGAAGGTAAACATGTCAAAATCGTGCTCGACCGGAAAGTTCCGGGAGAGCTGCGGTATTGACGCCTTCAACGGTTACGATGTAACCCCCGCGTATTTCACACAGTTTTGTGACGAACGCAAACCAGAATCGATTTCTGCTATGTTAGATGTATCAAACAACTTCTTCAAGAAGGGGTTGTGGAAGACATCTAACGTGTTAGCAGAGATGGTACCTGCACGCTTCCGCGTTCAGGTCCCGGTAGATTCCGGTTCAGTCGGTCTCAAGTCTTATGCTCCCCGTTTAGTACGGAGGTATAACCATCATCTTCAAAGAGATGAAATGCGCGTTGTTAAGATAAGTTCTAAACAACACGTGACCAAGATCGACGACCCCTCATCACTTCTTCAGTTCTTTACTGAAGCTCCGGCGCCGGACACCCAGTGGGAATCCGGACGGAGAGAGAGGGTGAGCCTAAAACTAAGGCTCGGGTGGGACCCATTGGAAACAATGGTTGCGTAATTAAGCCTGATCAATGGTCGTTGACCATGGAGATGGCGTATCACGCTGGAGAGGAATGCTATTGCTTTTAGCAAAGCAGTGC